TAACGTTTCTTGTCTCCGGCTTCGTAGGGGAACACTACCCAATCAGCGTCCTCACTACGAATACCGAAGGCGGTAAGAGTCTCACCTGTGATACCTTTTTCTGTTTCAAACCAATTCTTATGAGCCTCTGTAATCATTATTCTCCTTTAGTTAAGTACGCGAACAAAACCAATAACATCAGACACATTACGTGTCATACGAGCAACCATCCCACCATCCGACGGATTAGTACCACTCGTGTTGCCCTCAATGGTAGTGAACGTCTTAGCCTTACCCGGAGCAGCAGTGACGAGGCCAACATGATCAGCAACGCCGTCCTTACCCCAGTCAAACAATACCACGTCTCCCGGCTGTACGTCAATAGCATTCACAAGACGCAAACCATTACGATGATACTTAGCATCCTCAAGAATATAAGGACAATAAGCGTAACGCTGCGACTTAACAAACGACTTGCTTTTAGCCTGAACCATGCAGTACGTCACAAACATAGCACACCAAGGACCAGTAATACCATACCAGTTAGAAAACATAACCTTATTCGATCCGGCAGGCTGCTCACTAACGCCAATAAACTGACCAGCAATCATAATCGCCGCCTCGCCAATGCTCTTCTTATTACGAGCCTTACTACGCTGATTCATAATCAACGAAGGCTTCTTAGAACCATTAAGATACTCTAGCAAATCAAAATCAAATACACTATTAATATCTCCATCAGCATACCCCAAATCCCACTTAGCAGACTTCGTAGCAAGAGCCGACTTCTCACCATAAATACTATCTACCTTACTAGTATAATAACCCTTCTGCTTCAACAATTTTTGAGCAGCACCAACCTCAGCACACTTCATATTTGGACTTGTCAAACGCAAACTCTTCACACCATACTCCTTTGATTAATAATTACACGCTGCTCTTCAATATAGATCAGCCGATCAATATACCACTTAGCCTTACGAAGATCCTCAATACCATTCTTGTAACGATACCGACTCACGTATTTTACCACATTCCCTTGGTGATAGTCAAGTGCCATCCCTTCGATAGCAGTGATAACTTCCATGTTACCTTGGGTGTAATGTTTGGGACTATTTACAGGGTCATCAATTGCCACTGTATTCCTCCTTATCAGCCCAATTTGTAGTAGACCATTCGCAGTCTGTTTCAATACGAACGAATTGTTCTACGATTTTATTCCCCATAAGTAGAGGAACATGTGTAACAAGATGACTAATCTCATTCTTGTCAGCATCAATGATGATCTCGTCGTGTACGATGTTGACGATGTGACTAGCACAATGCTTGTCTAGAAATTTGCTGACCTTAACTACAGAATCTCGCATAAGGTCAGCAGCGGAACCCTGAATGAGTGCGTTGAGTGCTTTATGGTGCTCTTCGACGTGAAGCCGACGACCATACAGATTACTAATATACCCACGACTATTCAGAGTCTCGCTAATTTGATTGTTTAGTTTTGCAATACCGGGACGAGTCTCATGATAAACCTTAAGCAAACGCTTTGCTTCTTTAAAATCTACGCCTAGTTGTCGCATAATTGTTGGTGTACCACCACCATAAATAATACTAAAGTTTAGTGTCTTGCCTACTTGTCGCTGATCGTCCGTGACTCGTTCTTGCGAATACAATCCTTGCGCAGTGACCAGATGCGGATCCGATCCATTGTTGATTTCGGATGCCAATGAATTATCGTTGATCCCTCTTGCCAAGTAGTATGCGAGCAACCTGACTTCGATTGCTTTGTAGTCGAAGAACAAGAACGCATCAAGTTTAGGTTCGAATGCTCGTTTAACATCTTTCTGACTCCTTGGAATATTTTGTACGTTCATGCTTCTGCTGCTCCACTACTCATACGACCTGTCCTAGTACCATGCTGACGAAAGTTAGGGTGCAGTATACCATCCTTAGCCTCTACGTCTAGACCATCAAAATAAGTGATTTTAATTTTATTGGCTTCTCGCAACTCTACAATCAGCGATGCAAGTTCGTCATCCACGCTGGCAAGCGTAGCCTTGTCGGTCTTTTTAATCCGAATTCCTCGCTCTTCAAATGCCGCAAGGATCTGCGCTGGAGACTGAGGGTTGAATTCTGGCCCGGATAATTCTGCAATCCTCGCCTTCGTCTTATAAATCTTATCACCATACTCCTTACGTTGCTTCTTAACATAATTACGATTAATCTTTAACCCTTTGGCTTCGATGCCGAGGAGGGACAGTGTAAGGTTTTTTTCGATGTCGTACAACGGGAGCAGATCTTTGGGCAATCTATTCCATAATACTTCGTATAACCGCAATGTGAATTCTGCGTCTTTGAGAGCATACGGCGCAAGAATCTCGTGGGGGATAGGCTCATAACCTTCCTCTTTCTTAATCTTATTTTTACGTCGCCAAACTTTTAGTACTTCGTCCTCATCTGTCTCTTCGCTTAGTACGGTGCGAGCAAGGTATTTAAGGCTTGTAGATTGCTGCTCATTGATAAGGTGTGCTAGGGCTTGTGTATCCTCAAACTTATCTTTAAATACGCTGAGTGAAATACCTAGCCTACAAAGTTTTTGAATGTCAAACTTAGCGTTGTGCATAATGATCTTATCACAATTAATAAGCAAATCATATACATGTTGTACATGATTATGCCATTCGCTATGTTCGCATTCTCGCTTATCATAAACATGGCTACCAACATGTGTCGCCACACTAATCATGAAGGCTTCATCATGCCAACCTACACCAGTTGTTTCAGTATCAATAGCCAGTAGATCCAAAGCCACGGTCGCCCCTCATCCCACTCCACACCATATTATCACCACGAAGCATACTCAACTGCATAAGAGGCATCACAGTAAACTGTGCAACCTTATCACCACGCTCAACAAGATAAGAAACATCATCCATATTAGCAAGCACAATCTTAATCTCACCACTATACTCAGCATCAATAACACCCGGAGCATTCAACACAAACACACCACGATTAGAAGCCATACCACTACGACTCATAATAAAACCAACATGCCCACTAGGAATACGAATAGCAAGTTCTGTCCGAACAGTAGTATATCCGTGTCCCGGAATACTAGCCTGCTCACTAGCACGAAGATCAAAACAAGCATCCTCCTTGTGAGCCTTCTGAGGACTATGAGCATACTTCGTAAGATGCTTATAATGAATAATCATTAATCCATCCGATGCTCATACTTATCAACAGGAATATTCCAACAAGAATCACACATACACTCTTTTTTACGAAAAGAATCATACACATTCTTATCTTCTTCCCACATAGCATAAGCATGACCAGACTCCCACGACTCAGTAAGAAGATCCTCATAATTACGATCCTCTTCCTGATCAGCCTGCATAATCATAGAATCCTGCAACTCATCAAGACGCATAGACATATCATCAGCAATACGCTGAATCAAACGACGCTGCTCCTGAAGAACACTAACAGTACTAATATAAAAATCACGATCATAAGAACGCATTACAACACTCCCTTGTTAGACAATGACTCACGAATAGCAGGAACACTAAGATCCTCAATACCAAGAACCTCACACATCTGATCCTTCTCAGGCATAGTACCCGGCTCCAACTCTAACACACGCTGAGTATAAGCAACAACCAACTGCTTAAGAGCAACATCATTATTAGAAGCAGATTTTTGCAAAGCAATAAAAGAACGCTCAGCCTCTTTCCACAAGTACAACGCAATGCCATACTGATGACAAGCCTTCTTAAGAGCCTCAGCCTGAGCAGTCTTTACAGCAGCGTCAGGATCAAAATTAATACTAGACCCAATACCATCACGAACAACAACAGCCTTCTGAGTTGTCAAGAACGCATCATCATCATCCTCAGCACCAATACTAATAACACCAATGTCACTCAAGAAAATACTAAGTGAACCCTGCACAACAGCAAGATACTGTGGCTTACCTTTACTAGTATCAGGAGCCGCATCAGGATACAACTTCCAATCGTTAATCTGCCATGCCCAAGCATGACCAAGCACCTCATTAAGACGATTAATATAATCATCAATCGCAACATAATCTTGACCACTCTGATTCTTCTTAACAAGACTAGGGTGGAACTTAGCGGTAAGATCCTTAGGGATCATCATTACTCCTTTTCGGTTTCCTTCATTGTATCAGATTCTAGGTTGGGATCAATGTCCACAACCTCCATAAGTTCAGGCTTCTGTGTGGAACAACCACACAAATCAACCTCTAAACCACGCCACGGACAAAACATACTAGAATAATGAGGCTTATACCACAACTCCCAATTCTTATTACGCTTATTATACTTCCAATTACTCTCACCCTTCATAGGATCAGGAAGCGTACCATCATACTCATACATATTAATATACTTTTCAATACGACGCATCCTAGCACTAATCTCATCCTTACTTACAGGCTGGATTTCATAAAACCTAGGTTCTTCCCAACGCCGCTTATAGTCCGGACTACTAGGCAAATAGAGAATCCCAACACGAAGATTAGGAATCTCAATACCATAATGATAATACGCTGAAACTTGTAGAACATGTTCCGGCTTAGCCTCCTCCATAAACGACAGGCTAATACCACTAGCCGTCTTATAATCAATCAACCACGTTTCCCCATCAGGATTATCAAGATAAGCATCCACAGTACCAGTCCAAGGATAATCAAAATTATCCACCAGAATAGGCTGTTCGCTAACATAATTCCACTCCTCATTATTATGCATAACAGTATGCAAATACTCGTGAATGGCTGTGCCCTGCAACAAAGGAAACGTATTCATCCAAGGACGATCAACCATAGGATACCCATGAACCCAACTAATACAAGTGTGACGAGGATTTTGCAAATCAGTAGAAAAATGCAGTTTCTCATCAGCACGAGGCTGATTAACTTCCCACTTGATTGTATCAATCAGACTCTTCAAGAAAATCCTCCCACTCACTAATCAAACGACCACTACCATCTTCTACCTGCACTTCAACTTCATTAAGATGCTGACTCATATAAATATGAATAAGTTTTTGACCATTATAAAACACAGCAGCATCAAAATCAGCGCCATGACCACGAGTAACAAACTTAAACACGCTGCTTCTCCTTAAGTTTACGCTCAGCACGAAGAGCCTTAGCCTTCATCTTCTTAGCGCCATTCTCCTCACGCTTAGCCTTATTAGCAGCCAACTTATTCTTCTTAATACTAGACGGAACAGCCATTACTCTTCTTCCTTTGGAGTGAAACACAATACAGTAGCATTAAACTTAACCTTATCAGAATCAGTCATAGACCGACGATAAGTATGAACCTTATAACCATGAGCATACAACATCTCAGTAGCAAACGCTAGACTAGGACTACGACCAATAACATTACCATCAACAAATACAGTCCAAGCACCTTTCTTATACACAACACTAGCATCCGCTAACTTCTTTTCTTTCATTAAATACCACTATCCCAACTCATAGGAGGATAATCCATATCATCCCTATCAACACTATCAATATACATAATAGTAAGATCCATAAGATCTTCATACAACCTATACTCACTATCCCAAACAATATAATCATCATAAGTCATAGGAGTATTATTCATAGTATTAACCTTTCTTAGTGTATTATAACGATAGTTTAGCAAACTTGATTCCTTATGTCAAGTAAATTGTTTGTAAAGGCTGAGGGACTAGGATTTGAACCTAGGTTCCAAGATCCAAAATCTTGTGTCCTGCCTTTAGACGATCCCTCAATACCAGAGGAGAGATTCGAACTCTCACACATTTCTGCGCCTGATTTTGAGTCAGGTGTGTCTACCATTCCACCACTCTGGCAATGCGATTAACTAGTTGGCACTACCCCTATAAGCAATCCAAATAGCAGCCTGAGCATCACGATTCGAAATACCGAATACTTGTGCGATATTTCGAACACCCGTCTCAATCTCAGCACGAATCGTATTAGTAATATCATTACCAAAACCAGCAGCATAAGCCATGATACTATCCACAGTAATAGGATCCTGATGACCTACAATATTAAGGTAAAAGTTGCTGACCTTCGGGCCGGTAACGTGACGGCTGTAGTAACGATCATTAGCAACAATCAGCCCCTTAGTAGCATTAGTACCAAGAATACCATACGACGAACGACGCTTATGCTGAGGCTTAAACGAATCTTCAACAATCTTATACGTTGCCTCTACATTCTTACTCCACCTAGCACGAGGCGAGGTAACAGCAAGAATAGCAGCGACACGCTGCGGAGTAATAGGATAATCCTTACTCACATTAAGGCAGTATTGCCACGCTTCAGGATACCAGATTTGACCAAGACTAATAGCCTCGTCAGTACCAAACGAATCAAGAACATTGTAAAACTTATTTGCAGTAGTCATGCTACGCCTCCGTCACGCTGTACTCAGCGTCATAGTAAGTGTTATATTCCATATCGTAATACTCAATACCATTACTCTCTAGGCTATCACGCGCCATTTCCTCAGCCGTATCCTCATCAACTGCCTCAATCGTAATACACACAGTAACAGGGACAGTAACGCTAACATAATACTCACGCTTAAGCATGTTCTCAGGAACAGCATCATGAAACTCTAGCACACTAAGAATCTTACTAGTTTCATACGAAGACTCAGCCACAGCACTATCAAGATCCTCACGACACAAATCCTGCTGTAGAAAAATATTACGCAACACATCACCAAGAATGTTAGTGTCATCATCATAACGTTTCTGAGCAGAGATCTTCATTCGCTCACGAAGAGCAATTTCACTATTAGCAACCTCTAGAAGACGCTCAAGGTCAGCCACACGCTCATCATACATCGTCACAATATTCTCCTTTTTAATTGACTTACACATATACATCATTACTCAAAATCCTCATCATTATCATAATCCATAGTCCAGTCATGTAACTCCCAAGGATCAGGCTCAGAAAGCCTACCATACTCAGGATCAAGGACATAATGCCAAGTCACAGTCAAATCATTAGCCGACTCAAACGGCAAATCATTATCATCATCAATAGGATAAGTAACACTCATCGTAGTTAAACTCACTCTTTCTTTCATCTCATTTTCTCTTATCTCTCTATAGATAATCTCTTCACTTCGTTCAGAGATTATCTTAGAGAGTATATGGCTCAGTCCTTTCAGGCAACCAGAGCGTATGTATTTTCCAACACCATATTAGCAGCATACTGTGCTGCATTCGCTGCACTATACAGCAACTTCGGCTCATCCTTACACTTCTTAGCCCATCCTTTCAGGTAAGCCGCAGACTGCGACTCATTCAGAGGAACCTCAGTATTAGCACACAAGAAGGCAGCAGCAAACTCAGCAACCAACTCTTCCTTAGCATACTTATCAGTACCAAAACTTGTAGTCTCAATACGATCAGCACGAGACTTGTGTCCTGTGCTATGAGCAATCTCATGAAAAAGAGTCTGATAATAAGCAGACAGTTCCTTAAACTGATCCGTGTCAGGCATCGTGATGCTATCCATAGTCGGCGTGTAGTAAGCACGATCACTACCATGATGCAACCCACCACTCAGTGTATCACACCACTCAGTAGCGAGCAGGTCAGCCTCAGGATAACCATTATCATCATGCTCATAAGCCTCAGTGTCAGGCTCAGGCATCTCAAAGGGATCAATACCCTCAATCTGTGAGCCATTAAACACACGATAATACTTCTGAAACCAAGAAGTCTGAGTCTCAACCTCACCCGTAGACTCATCCTCAACATCACGTTCAGTCTTTTTATTATAAATAACAATCGTAGACTTACTACCCTTGATAACCTTAGCATCCTCAGGCAGGCTACTCATAGTGTAGAATCGTGGATCATTCCACTTGTTCTCCTCCATGAGGAACGATAGGTAAAGACTATTAAAACCTGTATACCTACGATTACTAATACCATTCTTCGGTGCCATAGCATCATTGATGCCACGCACAATCCAAGGGCGGCTCCAAGGTGCAACACCTTGCTCCATCATAGCAATCAAACCTTCAGTAATCTGAGTGTGAACCTCAGCAATGTCAAACTTTTTCTTAGCCATTTTAGTCCCCTTTATCTCTCTATATAATCTTTCTTCACTTCGTTCAGAAAGATTATTAGAGAGTATAGTCTCCGACAAATCCGTGGAACAGGGCGAAAGCATCGGCCTCTTCTTGTGCAATCTCGTGCGACTCGTAGGTACCTACATACTCGCCATGCACATCAGCATCATCCTCATGATACCACAAATCGTACACACCTTCACAAATAAACTCAATCTCAAACATTAGTAGCCTCCTCATTCACAATACGAAAAGCAATCTTATCAAGTACCTCAATCAACTCGCGCTTACCATACTCAGCCTCATCAATCATAGTATGCTCTGCATCAGTAATAGCATCAAGTGCAATGATACCAAGTTCGTGCTGCTGACATACACCATATGATCCATCAGGAGCATACCACAGAATAAGATCAGTTTGCTTAGACATTTTACAGGTTCCTATCTACTAGAGTTACAACAATCATTCCTATAAGGAATGCTAATACAGGTAATACAGCGATATAAAGCATTGGTTCTAACATTTTCATACAACCTCTCTAAGCGATTCACACCCACACCATGTGGGGTAGTATTCCTACACACCTACACAAGCCTCAGAAGGCTCTGTAGGCACCTTAAAACGCATCCTACGCACTCACCTCCCATACATAAGCAACACTGAACCAATCATACCCAAGACCCTGCAAATAATCCATCAACTCCTCAACAAACGACCAAGGCAAACGCATACCCTCATAATCCATCACGGCTGCATAATCAGCGTGACGCAACTCCGAATCATTAAACTCAATCTTGTAACTCATGCTGCACTCCCTGTGATTGGCTTGTAAACACACTCTATCGAACGATTCGCCACCTGTCAAGTGACGAGAATCCGTCAGATCCCCTCACGCTCATCACCCGGATGACGCTCATTGCTACGCAATCCAAGCGGACTCACAATGTCCGACACATGACGCTTACCACGCTTAGCGTAGCCACGACCACGGCTCCTGAACCGCTCCGCAACCTTCGCACTATGCCCATCACCTAAACGCTTGACCGTGAACACCTGAACCGAACCATCGGGCTGAACTCGCTCAACCTTACGCATAATGCACTCCTTGAGTATGGGACTGACAGTGTAGCACAGCGGAGTCTACGACTCCAACCGCACCTTGCGCTGCACCTTCATGCGGCTACCACCGATCATGACGCTGACCGTGTTGCGACCACGCTTGCCCTGCCGACCAACCACCATGACGGTTTCACCGTCAGACGAACCAAGAGCAACATAGCAGACCTTGCAAATGCCTTCGGCATTCACCCGACGAGCCTTCTTGGCGAAGCCACAGCACTTGCACTTGACCTTCTCAGCCTTCGGCTTAGAACCCATCACAACCTCCTCGTGCTCCTTCGGAGCAACCTTAACATCGTCTTCGACGATCTTGACACCCTCCACATCGACTCCGTCGATCAGAGCATTCAGATCTTCGATCTCCTCAGGAGACAAAGTCTCCAGCCAAGCCTCAAAAGACTCAGCGACTTCGTCGAGGTGAAGATTCCAGTTTTGGTTGGTCGTCATTCTCTTCTTCTTTCTCTCTTGGTTTCTATCTTCCTTCACTTCGTTCAGGAAGATATAAACCTAAGAGAGTAAAGGGGTTCTCGGCCCAAACTCCATTATCTCTACTCTATAGAGAGTAGAGATAATAAACTATCTTAATAAGTTAGACTAAATAATGTCGAAGACACTTATTTAGTAACTAACTATAAAGATAGAAAATAGACTACAGAACATAGTTCTAGTAGTCTAAACGTACAATACTACACAATCTCTGATTGTAGTAGTATTTGGCTTACAAATACACTATCTATCAATACATAGTATTAGATAGAGAGTGTGTATCTTGTACCATTAAAGGATACTAACTATGTTAGTATAAGTATAACTACTATAGTAGTTATATATATTATATATACTAGAGTAGTATACTCTATGTATATATAGGGCTGACTAATACCAAATGTTAATACCAAAAGATTATTATATAATCTTTTGTAATCAGATGCCACCTCGTTGTGAAATACTACAACATTCTACAAGGCTCTAAGGCACTAAGAAAGTAAAATCTGGCCTTGCGCATACCTACGCGCACATGCGTACCCCCGTTCAGGCACCCACACATATATATAATTATACCGTATATATTTTTTGTACACTATGGTTTTGGCTTAATTCCGTGTATGTATGTTAAGGTTTTATTAAGATTGTTGTTTTGATGTCCGGTTTTGTGTGTTGTTGGTGTTATTATATGTGAGGGGTTATTTTTTCTATTTTTGAAGGGGTGGTGCTGGTGGCTTGGAATACGCTTAAGAATATTTTGACTGGTTCTAGTGGTTTGACGACGAATGCTGGTACTGCTTCTTCGGCTTTGGGTACTATTAATGCTGGTACGGATGTTTTGACGACTAATTTTAGTGGTGTTAAGGCTACGGTTGATTCTGTGAGTGGTATGGCTTCTGAGTTGTCTTCGGGTCCGTATACTTTGTGGAAGGATTCTGGTGCGCCGAGTGGTGTTACTAGTGGTGCTGTTGCTGGTCAGTTGTATTTTGATTCTTCTTCTAATAAGTTGTGGCAGTATTCTGGTAGTGTTTGGGTTGAGATTAGTGATTTGGATAATGTTGGTGGTGTTTCTGATGCTGCTAAGACTTATTTGGGTGGTAAGGTTGTTGCTACTGGTAATCTTGTTAGTGGTTGTAATCAGGCTCAGAATGTTGAGACTGCTATTTCTTTGTCTGGTACTACGACGTTTAGTGTTCCTGTTACGGGTATGAAGGTTCTTATGTCTTGTTCTGCTCCTATTTATTATTCTAATGGTTCTGGTAGTTCTACTTCGGTTGCTGCTCAGTTTAGGTTTCGTAAGTTGTCTTCTGATGGGTTTTCTGCTCCTGATGATGGTTATTTAAATTATGGTATTGGTGGTGCGTGGAATGGTAATTGGTTTCTTAGTAATTCTTGGTTGAGTCCTGCTTTGACTGCTGGTACTACTTATACTGTTGGTATTGCGTTGGGTACTGGTAATGTGCCGGTTGTTGTTCAGACTTTTGGTGGTTCGTTTAGGGTTGAGTTGGCGGGTTAGTTATGGCTAAGTCTTTTACTAATTTGGGTGCTACTATTGTTGATACGGTTGCGGATCTTCCGACGGCTAGTGCTTCTCTTGAGGGCCTTTTGTATTATCAGAAGGATACTAATGAGTTGAAGATTTGTGATGGTTCTCGTTGGATTAGTATGCTTGATACTGATTCTCCTCCGGGCCTTGTGCTGATGAATCCGACTAGTGTATCAGGTGCGACAAATACTAATGGCCTTATTACTTTTTCAAGTAGTACTTCTATTAATATTAATGGTGTTTTTTCGTCTACATTTTCTGCTTATCGTATTTATTCGTGGTTTTATACGGGTTCTTCAAGTGTTAATAATGGTACTTTTAAGTTAACTAATGCGGGTACTGCTAATAGTGCTTCTTATTATGCACGTATGTGGTATTATTCGCAGGGTGGTGGCGGTTTTACAACTGCTGTGTCTAATAATGCTTCTTCTGTTGATTGGATGTTTTATGGTGGTAATCTTGGTGGATCAGTAAATATTGATATTTCTCAACCATATAATTCTACACAAACAACTTGGATGTGGAATAGTAATACTTGGACCACTGCTGATAACGCTATGTTTTATGGCGGAGGATTTCATAATGTTAGTGCTAATTATGATGGTTTTCAAATTACTACTCCTACAGCAATGACCGGAAGAATTCAAATTTATGGGTATCGAGATAGTATTTAGGAGTTATAATGTTTGGTAGTAATGTACAACCACGACGTATCGTAAAAGAAACACGAAAAGAACCGTGGTATTGTCATCGGTGTAATATTGAGAATAAGGCTTTTTATTCTAAGTGTCCTAAGTGTGCGGAACATCGCCCACATTAAGGAGTAATAGTGGGTAATTATTCGTATAATGATGAGAAAATCAATGCAAAAGCATTAGAAAATACTATTCTAGAGTATCCAGAAAAGATTGGTTGGTTCCTATCCAAAGGATACGCGCCTCATTATTATCAAATCCTGTTTCATACGGATAAGCATGGTGCTAAACTGACTCGTTTCAGGCACTTGGTAGCGGGGCGGCGCGGTGGAAAAACCCTTTCTGCCGCATGGGAAGTACTTTTTTATTGTCTGCATCCAGAACAATTCCATTTGGATGCACACGGACGCAACAGCGACCAGCCTTTATGGGTATGGGCGCTATCCGCCTCGTATAAGGTGGGTCGTCCGTCGTATTTGACCTTTCGTGAGGCTTGTATCAAAGCAGGACTTACAATTGGAAAAGACGTAAAAGAGAACAAAGGTGGTCTTCGATTCGAATTCCCTAATGGAAGCCTAGTAGAATTCAAATCCGCCGAAGATCCACAATCACTTCGTGGTGCAGGACTAGACATCCTATGGATGGACGAGGCAGCATTCATCAAAAATGATGAATCTTGGGGAGTTATTCGCCCAAGCCTCTCCGATAAACAAGGATTACTTATCACAACCACCACTCCTAACCAGAAAAACTGGTTTTATGAAGAGTTCTTCTCAAAAGACTCACGCGAAGACAAAAATAATAGTCGCGTAGAATATAGAAGCATTGATAATCCTTACTTCCGTAAAGAAGAATGGGAGTATGTGAAGTCACGATATCATCCACTGCTATTCGCACAAGAGTACATGGCGAGTTTTGACAGCATGGCAGGCAAAGACCTAGCCGGAGATTGGCTTCACTATTATGAAAGCACAGACTTATTAGATTCTGAAGGAAAACCGCTAAAATTGCGTAAATACATGGGAGTAGACCCGGCTATTAGCCTTAGTGCTAATGCGGATAGGTTCGTTATTACGATCCTAGGGGTTGCTGACTCCAACGAGGTGTTTCTACTAGAGCAATATGCGGCGCGAATTCCATTTGCGGAGCAACTCCTTAAGATTGAAGAGTTTTATCTTCGTTTTAAGCCTGAGATTATTGGTATTGAGTCTAATGCTTATCAGGCTGCTCTTGTGCAGCAGACGGAGCGTTTGTCTAGTATGCCTCCTGTTGTGCCTATGTTTGCTAAGGGTAAGAAGTGGGAGCGTATTCTTGCTATGAGTCCTTTGTTTAGGATTGGTAAGGTTAAGATTAAGAAGGATCATGCTGATTTTATTCAGGAGTGGGTTGATTATGATTCTGCTATGCAGAAACCTAAGGATGACTGTTTGGATAGTATGGAGATTGCTTTGCGTACTGCTGGTGCTTTGTTGGATGCTATGGCTGAGCCTTTTGTTAAGTCTAATCCGGGTAATTTGCCTGATTGGATTGTTAATGATAGGCCGGGTAATTTGGATAAAGAAGATCGTTATGTTGATGAGATGATGGGGAGTATGTGGTAATATGAGTGGTTTTATTCGTTCGGGGGATAATCGTGCTGATGCTGTGACGGGTGAGCGTCTTTTTCCGCATGATGTTGTTTTTGATACTGGTTATAATAATGTTAGTGCGCCTCATGCTTTGAATGGTCGTACGCGGGTTATTAAGGAGTCTACAATTGTTTGGTTGGCGGAAGCAGCAGGATATGTTGTTACTAAGCGTGATGCAGGAGATTTTGGAGACGCAGAGGGCGTGGACGAATCGGATGTTAGCGGTGGAGGAGGAGCGCCTAAGGCTGGAGCGGTTAAGGCTGGAGGGAAGTCAGTCTCTAAGTGATGTGCCGATGGGACAGTTGCGGGTGAGTGAGGAAGAGCAGGATCTTGATTGGGCGTTGAAGACGGGTATTGTTAGTCCGGGCGAGTATCAGGATTTGCTTGATAAGGCGGGCCTTGTTCCGTCGAATATTGAGTTTTTATAGTCTAGGAGGCTAGTATGGATGAAGTCAGTAGGGAGACAATTCAGAATCATGATGCACCTACTGGGTTCGCTTCGGCTGAGCGGTTGGTGAAGAGGGTTGATGATTTGCAGAGGCAGCGTCAACTTAAGGAGCGCCAGTGGAAACTTAATATGGCGTTTTATAAGGGTAATCAGTATGTGTTTTATAATCGTAAGTCGCGGCGTATTGAGTCGCTTCCTACGGATGAGGGTGATAAGCCTCGTTATCGTGTTCGTCTTGTTGCTAATCAGATTGCTCCTAATGTTCAATCATTGTTGTCGCGTCTTGTTAAGTCTAAGCCACAGTTTTATGCTACGCCGGGTCAGGCTAGTTTTGAGGCTCAGAAGGCTAGTAAGGTTGCTGAGGATTTGTTAGAGTATTGGTGGAGTTCTTTTCATTTGGATGAGAAGCGTGAAGAGGCGATGATGTGGAGTATTATTGCTGGTAATGGTTTTTGGAAGATTAGTTGGGATGATCAGTCCGGGCCGGGTATGAAGGTTATGATGAGTCCTGATGGTCAGCCTATTGTTGATCCGCTTGTGCAGCATTTTTTTGAGAAGAATCTTGAGATGCAGGGTATTCCTGCTGAGGATTTTGAGAAGCGTATTTATCAGGGTGAGATTAAGGTTGATGTGTTGTCTCCTTTTGATGTGTTGTTGGATGATGCTGCTCAGGTGTTTGAGGATTGTAAGTTTGCTATTTGTATTCATCCTGCTAGTCCTGATGAGATTTTTGAGCGTTATGGTGTTCGTTTGAAGCCTAATGCTGTTAATCGTTATCCTGATGAGTCTTTGCCGGGTGCGTTTGGTAATCTTGAGGCTAAGACGACTGAGAATGTGCGTATTCTTTATTATGGGTATTTTCTTCCGGGTCCTAAGTATCCTGAGGGTCGTTTTGTGGTGTTTACTAAGGATCCTAGTATTGTGTTGTATGATGCTCCGTGGCCTTATCCTTTTGAGGAGTTGCCGCTTGTGAAGTTTCCGGGTGTGCGTATTCCGGGCCAGTTGTGGGATTGGAGTGTTGTTGAGAATGCGATTCCGTTGCAGAAGGAGTTGAATCGTACTCTTTCGCAGATTATTGAGTATAAGAATCTTACTATGAAACCGCAGATGCTTGCGCCTGTTGGTTCGTTGCGTCAGCGTATTACTGATGAGCCGGGTGCTATTTTTGAGTATAATCCGGTGGCTGGTAAGGTTCCTGAGTCTCTTCCTGTGCCGAGTATGCCTCCGTATGTGTTTGAGCATTTGCAGGATCTTGGTGCGCGTTTGAAGGATGCGTTTGGTTTGAATGAGATTATGGAGGGTAGTGTTCCTCCTAATGTTGAGGCTGGTGTGGCTATTGATCTTCTTCAGGAGGCTGCTACTGATCGTCTTGCGCCTCAGATTATTCTGATGGAAAAGAGTTTGGAGCGGGCTGGTAATCTTATGTTGCAGTTGGCTCAACAGTATTATAATGAGCCGCGTACTCTTATTATTACTGGATCTGGTTCTAAGCCTAAGATTGAGCGTTTTGAGGATGCAGATCTTATTAAGGGTGTGAGTGTTAAGGTTGAGGCTGGTTCTGGTTTGCCGCGTACTCGTGCGGGTCGTCAGGCTCGTGTGATGCAGATGCTTCAAATGGGTATTCTTAGTCCGACTAAGGCGTATAAGTATATGGATATGGCTGATTTTAAGTCGTTGCAGATGGAGTTTGAGGCTGATAATGAGCAGGCTATGCGTGAGCATGATGTGCTTATGGATGGTGGTATTATTAATCAGCAGGAGGCTCAGAAGGCGCAGCAGGCGCTTATGCAACAGATGATGACTCCTGATCCACAGACGGGCGAGTTGCCGCAGATTGATCCACAATTGTTGCAGCAGAGTGTTGAGGCTGGTTTGGAGCCGTTGTTGTATGAGAATATGGATACTCATTTGGAGGTTCATGCGTCTTATATGAAGAGTTCTGAGTTTGAGAGTATGCCTCAGGAGATTAAGCAACAGTTTTATAAGCATTATGAGTTGACTCTTAATCGTAAGATGGAGTTGGCTGCTATTGGTGCGGGTCAGCCGCCTAAGGTTAGTCTTCAATTGCGTAGTGCGATTGGGCCGACGGTTGGTCAGAAGGTTCTTGAGTCTAGTGGTATTCGTAGTCTTACGCCTGATAATTTCTTGGAGCCGCCGATTGATACGGTGGTTGTGGATAATAAGGATAAGCCTAATGCGCCGGATGCGGCGGTTAGTGGTGAGGCGCAGTATCAGCAGGAGTCTATTGATAA